CGACCTTGTCGACGATCCGACCCGGCTGGCCGAGATTCTTCAGCGCGCCGATGCCGAAGCAGATGAGTGCCAGAACATAGATGATGTCGTGGTTGGACATGGCGGTTTCCTAAAGCTGCGGTTGAAGCTGTGAGATCAACGCGTCGAGGGAATTGGCGTTCCCGATACATTCGTCGTGGGCTGCGACAAGTAGCTCTCTAACTTCTGCATCGCTTCCCGCCTGGCTGGTTTCAGGAGTTCCGGACTGATGACCGGCTTCGGGCACTCCAGTACTACCGGGGCAGGCTTGGGGACGGTGGAGCAGGCGATCAGCGAGCTTCCGGACCCGATCACGATCAGCCACGACAGAAGCAGTCTGGTCCTGTAGGTCACGAAGCACCTGTGCGTTGTTTTCGGAGATGTCACGGAGCTGCTTGTAGCGCTGCTCCACGGCCTTTCGGGCAAGAGCCTCACCAACGGCCTTCGCCTTCCAGTCCTCGGCTACCAGGCTGTCGTACTTCGAATGCCAGTGGCCTGAGCCGACCTTCCAGCCGCCACCGAAGATGGCGAGCACGATGAGAAGGCCAGCGCCGATTTTGAGATAGAGCGAGGTCATGAGGTTGGCGTCGTTGTATTGGTGGTCACGGTCGTTGCCCGGGTGGTTGAGCTTGCGGTCTGCGACCAGTCACGGCCGGCGTCGCTGTAGATCTTGTAGACCCACGTTCCGAGGCCTGTCACCGCGGTGATCACCACGCTCGTCATGCCGGAGGCTTCAAGTCCTCGGGCCGTAGCCGGGAGCGCGAAGTACCAGTGCAGGATTTCCCCGACCACGTGCGCGAGCCACCAGCAGTACATGAACAGGATGAGTCGGGGGACGACGCGCCAGTTATCGAATATTTCAGCAGCATCCAGCCAGCGTTGCTTGTTCACGCGAGCGCGATGCCCTCCGCGATCAGTTCGTCGCTGTACGGCTGTGAACCGTTCTCGTGGTGAATGATGGCCTTGACGAGTTCCGGCAGGATGGTGGTCAGCTGCACCGGAATATCGGCACCGATGCCGCAGGATGCGCAGACCGCCGCGACATAAGCCTGCGAGTTGTTCTCGTTCGGTGGCGCCCAGCGGTCAATCGCTTCACCGATGGTATCGATGCCCTGCCGCTCGTAGCTCGCCATGATACGAGCAATGGCCCGAATGCCGTACTTCGGTTCGTCGAACTGGACAAAGGCGGGATCGAGTTGCGATGCCGACTGACCCAGCCATGTCGTACCGGGGACGCGACGGATGTTGCCCGGGTTCGCGTTACGGATTCCACGCGTGCTCATGTCGGATTGGCCTTCTCGGTCGCCCGGCCTTCGGTGATCCCCAACTGTTTGGCGATGGCCTCGTTGCGCTCGCTGATCGAATTGGTGTTCTTTTCCAGCCGGCGAATGTTCATGACGTTGTAGAGCTGACCGGCGCCGGTGAGTAGCGTGCCGGTAGCCGTTATGATCAACGCCACCTCGGTACCGGTCATTGATCCCCCGCGCGCCTCTCGGTGTTCCGCTTCCATTCTTCCAGAGCGGAAACCCGCTCGTGAAAGCTGCTGCACTGGGCGTTGTGGAACAGAATCCAGCCGATCACAGCGACCTGCAGTGTGCAGACGATACCGAGCGCGATTTCCATTTCAGCTTTCGTTCTCCGCGAGCAGAATCGCACGATCGATCATCGCCATCATGAAAATGCGCTCCAGCAGCGTGTAGCTGATGGGATGCGCGCGCAGACGAAGCTCGTCGAGCTTCTCCAGTTCCGCCACGGTGTAGTGATCCCGCACGCCTGCATACTCAGGCTTCGTGGGATCGAAGATTTCCAGCAACGAATCGCTCATGATGATGACTTTATGGCTCACGTCGAACTCCTGTTAGTGACAATCCACGTTTTTATGACCTGATACCCGGAGCGCCGCGCAGATGGATTTCACATCGTCTTCCGCCACGCGCGCTTTCACCTTCGCTTCATTTGCCTGAGCTACCGCATCTGCGACGCCGGCCCTGATCTTCGCATCGATGACCTGATCCTGAAGACGCTGGGTATCTGCATCAGACCGGCCTCGCTCCAGAACCATCCCGAGCGCGAGAGTGGCGACCATCAGGGCAATCACGCCGAAGTAAACGCCGAGGCGATCATTGAGAGTGGCGCTGCCGCCCTGCGCGATGGTGCCCTTGTTGTCGCTGATGGCGCCGGGTGAGTTCTCACGGCGAACCAGGTTGGGCGCGGTATCGTTGATCTCGCTCGGCTTCGAGCCGGTTGATTCGTTGTTCATGTGCGTTCATCCCCGTGGTGACTGTGGCCTTCAGGGCCGTGAATTCACCGTACAGGGTAACGCTCGCAGCGACGACGATCACGGCAAGCCCGCTCACGATGCCCAGAATCCAGTTGAGCAGGCGCTTCTCGCCATTGGGCGGACGGGAATCGCCGTTGCTGTAGGTAATGCTCGGCCGGTATTTGCGCGAGATGATCCGCTCCACGCGGTACGCGATGTCATCGTCGGACTCTTCGTAGTCCTTGGGTCCATGCTGGCTGAGCATCCCGCGGAGCTTCGGGATGACATCCTCCATGTCCTGTACGGCACGTGCCAGCCGACCATCGGCACGAAACCAGTCTTTGACCCAGTCGATAAAGGATTGCTTCAGTTCCTGCTGCGACTCTTCAGCATCACCCGTAGTCGTCGTCATCCCCTGTCCCTTATGTTATTCGGACCCCGTTATCGTCGTTGTACCCAGAGCGTGACATGCAGGTCGCTGTTGGTCGGACTCCATGAGCCGTCCGTTGTCACGACGAGCCCGAGTCCGCGTCCCTGCCCGCCGCCCACGATGGCCGTCTGCGAGAACACATCGCTGCGCTGTGAGCCTCCATTGGCGTTGAAGGTGTTGCCGGAGTTCATCAGCACGTCCGCAGTGCTGCCATTGATCTTGGTGCCGTTGTCGGTGACCGAAATCTGGCACGAGCCAGCAGTGATGACGCCCGAGCAACTCGAATCGATGGCGATGACCGCCCATGAATATGCGGTCTGAAGGTTGTTGCGCGTCCAGCCTGCCGGAGCAAGGGCAAGGTTCATCTGGCTCGCCGCGAGATCGAGCGCGTAGAAGGTGAGCGGAATCGCCTGCTGCCAGGTATTGGGTGTGAAGACATCGTCCACACGGGGACAGTCGACGGCGACCACGGCTCCTGTACCGAGCGACCCGATGGTCCCGCCTTCGAGGCGGGTCTGCAGGACGCCCGGCCTGATCTTCAGGAAGTTCGGATTGCTCGGCGCATCGCCTTCCGCATAGCAGTCGCGGATAACGTTCCCGAGCCCCTGATTGATGTAGAGCTTGTAGACGCTCGTGTTGTCGGGTATCACGCGCCAGTACGGGAAGACCGTGACGGCGGTGGTGGTGTTGCCGGTGATGTGGCGAATCTGCCCCGCCCCGGTACCGCCCGTGATCTCGCAGGCCCCGCCGATGTAGACCCCGGCCGTGAAGGCGCCACCGGAATTGACGAGCGTGTTGATGGTACCGCTCGTGGCGGTACCGATCTTGTCTCCGGTCGATGAGCCGAAATCGTAGTGCGCGACCTTGATTGATTCGCCGACGATCTCGCGGAACACGTTGCCGTTGCCATCGAGCATGCGGCAGAGGGTGTCGAAGCCGTAGATGCGGCCGCCGTGATAGCGGTTGGCATTGGGGCCGTTGTAGTTCTCGCCTACCGCAACACGATCGAGGTAGTAGCCGACCGATCCTGAGGTCGTGCCCCCGATGTTATTCGAGGCCATGTCGATCTGATCGAACTCGTTGTAGTACGGCCGGTCGCCCGTGCGACCGATCATGTAGATGCCGCGGGTGTTGTTGCCGTTCGCGGTGATGTGGATGCGCTGGAAGCTCGAATAGCTGAAATGCGAGGCGTCGATGCCTGTGCAGCCATCGGCGGAGAAGTCGATGCGCAGGTCGCGCATCGCGATGTGATTCCGGACCGTCTGGTTGCTGTTGGCGATGATCGAGGAGTTGGCGGAACCGGTCCACGTAAGGACCGTGCCGCCACTTCGGCCGGCGCCGATGAGCGCCTGCCCATCGCCTTCGAACATGATGGGCGTGCTGATGTTGAGCGGATCACGACCGAAGGTCGCGACCCCCTGCGAATGCAGCACGCTCTGGATCGCCGCATTGTTGACGGTCGCGGGAGCGGTTTTCGCCGCACCATAACGGGCAACCGTGCTCGAAGCCCAGAGGTCTCCGGCGGGATAGCGCGCGTTGGTCGGGACGAGACTGACGGCAAGCTCGGCGGCGGACTGGGGGTAGCCGGGGACGAAGAGACCCGTCTGCCACTGATTGACGCTCGTGAGTTCAGCCGCGACGGCGACGACAGCCGCCCGTGCCGTGGCATCGGCGGTGCTGCCCGTGCCATCGAACCCGTAGCGGTATTCGTTGAGGGGCGGGAAGGCGAAGTTGACGACCGTGACCCCTGCTGCTTCTTCGGCTGCGGTGATGTCGTACAGCGCCCGGCCGACCTCGTCCTGCGTCAGAACGAAGGGAGTCGCGGGATCGATCGTGCGGGTATTGCCGCCATCGCTGTCGGTCAGGATGAACTTGAGTTCGACGCCGGCCGCGCCGTACATGACCGGGAAGCGCCCGAGGTCATCTGCAACGACGGGGTTGGTGTGTGCGATGGAGAGCGCGGAGTCCTTGTAGACGGGAGCCGGATTGCTCGTCTGGCTGAAATATGTCGCACAGAGCGCGCCCGGAAACGGCTTGCCGTTCGCGTCATGATGACTCAGGCGCGGCTCTGGGATTAGTCTTGACACATAGGGCTCCAAAAACGACAAAAGCCCCGGAGGGGCCTTTGAAAGCACTGCTGGTGATTGGTGGCTTTGTCTTGCTGCTATACGTCTGCTGGATGATTCATCCGGTACTGGCGATCTTCGTGGCCATCCTCGGCTATCCGGCTATTGACGCAGTTCTGTCGAAGTAGCGAGCGCCGCCCCGCCGGCAAGACCCAGTGTCTGCGGTGCTTCGCCCGCTGCCTTTGCAGTCTGCTGTGCGGCCTTCTGGCCGAACGGGGACAGCAGCGCTTCGCGAATCGCCATGCGCGCGGCCGGCAGCATCAGCAGGTGCGGACTGTGAAAGAGTCCCGCCGCACCGACCGAACCGTAGTAGTCGAGGGGCGAGATGCCCGGCATCGACTCGTTCACTTCCTTCGCGGCCTTCGGGAAGGCCTGCGCGAATTTAGCAGCCACCTGAAGCTCTCCGCCGTATGGCTTGCCCTTCAACTGGCTTGCGAGTTTCGCCGCGGAGACATTGCCGGTCGCTTCGTTCAGCGCGTTCTCGACCGTGTGACTCGTGGCGATGAGCCTGCGCGCCTGCTCGAACGACTGTGCAAGCTCGGGTTGCCCCTGCTGTGCCAGATGGCGCCCGATCAGGTCCTCGAGCGTGGCCGCCGCTTCCCGCTGCGCCATGCCGAGCGCCTGTCTCTCCGGATCTCCACCCCGTGCCGCAGAGGTCAGATTACCGGCCGCGTCAGCGCGGAGCTGGCGGAGGTACTTGAGTGCCGATGACGCATCGAACGTATCCCGCAGCATCGAGTTCACGAGTTTATCGATCTGCTGGCGCGCGCCGACGTTCGCTTCCGGAAAGTCCTTTGCGATCTCTTCGACACCCTTGCCGAGCTGGGTGAGATCGTTCAGGTATTGCTCGTCGACCTTGATGCGGCCGGACGAGGCGACCTGATCGTAAACCTCACCGGCAGTGGACCGGAGACTCTTCAACGCTTCAGGCGTCAGGGGCGCATCATTCGCAAGTCCCAGCGCCTGACGCGAGAGCTTGTTGGTCACGGCCTGATTGCGGACTGCCGCAGCCTGTGCGGTCGCGATCTTCCCGCTCGCACCTTCGAGAGCCTTGTTCGCAAGCGTCGGGTTCGTCGTCGCCGGCGGCACCACATAGCCCGCCTTCTGCGCTTCGTTGAGCGTCTGTGCCTTCACCATCGCGGCCGGATCGGCCTTCACGAAGTTCGCTGGCGCCTGGCTGGACGCCTGTGGAGCGGGCAGGCGTGACCCCGCCAGCACGGTCTCCGCGAAGTTTGCGATTTTCTCGAGCCGCGTTTCGGGCTTTGGCAGCCCGACATCGTTCAGCGCCTGCTCGAACATTGCCGAAGGCTTGTCGTAGTCCGAGCCGGTCAGCAGATTGCGTGCGCCGACACCGGCATCCATGGCCATGAGCGGAAGACCCGCCACGGCATTGATGACCGCGCGCCCGGCGAGCCCCGCCTGTCGGCCCATGTCCTGCGCAAATGTGCGCTGTGGCGGTTCAGGAGCGGCAGTCGGGGCGGTTTGCGTCGCCTGATACTTCGCGAATCGCGCGTTGAGCTGCGACTGCGTGGTCCCCTCGGGGACGTTCTGGATCACCGTCCCGTCGGGCATGCGAACGTCCATCAGGGCGGCAGCGCAGAGAAGTCGACAACCTTGCCGGGCTGACTGGAGTCCTGCCCGAGCTTTGCGCGAATGATGTTGTCGATGTTCTGAAGTTTCGCGTCGCGGGCCGCCGGGTTATCGGTCCTTGTCGGGACCATGCGCATGAGCAGTTCCTGATCCTTGTCGGTAAATGTGCCTTCGCCCGCTACACGGAAAATCTGCTTGAGCACCGGCGCCATGGCCGATACAGCGCCTTCACCAATCTGCTGGGCAGTCGTGACCGCCGGGATGCGACCCATGATGGGTCCCGTCTCGGTTCCCTGAAGTCCCTTCACGAGTCCGGTGCGGGCTTGCTGATAGACGTCCCATGCCTTGGAGAGATTCTGTGCGCTGGACGGATTGGTGGCCTTACTGTTGGCCGCAGTCAAATCCTGCCCACGACGGGCTGTCTCTGCGGCAATGTCCTGTCCGCGCTGTGTCGTTCCGGCCGAAAGGTCCTGTCCTCGGCGAGTCGCGGCGATGGACGCAGCGTTGTTCGCGCGTGCCGTTTCAGCTGCGAGTCGAGCATTCTCGGTCGAAGTCTGCGCCGACAACTGCGCATTCGGATCGGGCTGCAGATTGATGCCAGCCGCTGCTGCCGCCTGTTCCTTGGCATATCGCGCGAGTGACTTCACGTCCTCGGGGTGGAGTGCGTCGAACGCGCCCTGCCCATGAGCCTGGTCGTACTGCTGTACGATCTCCGGTGCGAAGGTCTGAACCGCAGCCTTCGGATCGGGGGAAGTCTCGATCGCCTGATTCGTCAGGTAATGACGCTTGGCGGTGGCGGCATCCATCTGCGCCTGCTGGTCCTGAGCTGCGAACTTCTGCTGCTGCTGGGCGCCTGCGATGTTCGTCTGCAGGTACGCATCGCGCAGCTTATCGGACTCGGCCTGACGCCTGAGGCCCTTGATGCTTTCGGCAGCGCCGATGATCTTGCCGAGATCGAGCGTTTCGAATGCCATTACGCCCTCGGAGCCGTGCCCAGATACTTCATGAGCAGAAGGTTACTGGCGGTGCCCTGCAATCCATTGTTGATCGCGTTCGCCCCGGTCAGATACGCGTTCGCCCGGTTCGCGCCGTTATTGATGTAGGCGTTGCTGATGTTATTGGATGCATTCGCCCCCGCAGAAGCCGACATGCCGATACCCGTCGATCCCAACCCCGCCTGCTGCATGAGCCGGTCGACGAAGGACGAATACTCCCGTGAGGCAAGGCCTGAGGCGTAACGTTCGCCGGCTTTCACTGCGGCGCCCGAGAGCAGTCCGCCGCGCGCGGCGGCGGAATTGTCGATCGCCTTCTGTCCTTCCTGCAGGTTGAACTGATAGTCGGGGCTCGTGAAGAACGCCGACATGTCAGGCCCGGCAGTCGAGGATGCGGTGGCGGGGGGGCCTGCCTGCTGCTGCGGAGCCGCCGTCAGCATCGAATCGTATCGCTGCTGCCAGTCCGCCTGATTGCCGTCCGGGTGGTAGCGCGCGCCGTAGTACGCACCCGCTACACTCTGCAATTGATCCTTGGTGAACATACGGCCATCGGGCAGCGCGACCATGCCGTTGCCGAGATCGGTCAGCTGGTTATCGGCCATGAAGGCCTGAAGGTTCCGCCGCTCATCGCCGTGCTTGCTGGAAAAGAGCGCCGCGGCGGGATCGAGAATCTTGCCGAGTCCGCCGAGTTTCTGCGTGAGCTGCCCACCGGGATTGAGCGAGCCGCCCGGTACTGAGACTCCGGGCATGGACGCGCTGAACGGTGTACCCGAAGCACCGCCGGCTCCGTAGTTTCCCGTAGGGACTGATCCGTAGCCGTAGAGACGAGCGAGGCGGTTCAGCGCCTGATCGCCGATGTAGCGCTGACCGGCGGTATCGGAGCGCACCAGATCGAACTGGCGCTGCTGTTCGGCGATGGCCTGCGCGGTCGCATCGCCGGAGGCGCGTGCGGCCTTGTCGGAGGCTTTCTTGCCGATGATGGCGCCACCGACGCCGGCGACCACCGCAGCACCGGCTACCCAGAATGACATTGCTGCCTCGCTCGGTTGATCATCTCAGGATCATTCGTCGTCAACTCGGCTTCCGCCTCGGCCTGCGTTTTCGCGTTACAGGCGTGGACCGTGATCCACACCGTGTCCTCGTGAGCCTGCAATACGCGCTTCGTGCCGGGCTTCGTCGTCAGCACACACGGCGCCTTGAAACGCTGGTAGTCCTCGTCCGTCCACACGGAGATGTCGCCGGTCATGATGAAGGCGAAGTGCTCTTTCAGATGGATGCGGCTCGTGACGATCGCGCCCTTCTGCATCGTGACCTGTCGCGCATAGAGTCCATCAGCGAAACGGTTCACGAGCTGGAAGTCGATCTGCGGAAGTTGCAGGAGCTTCTCTTCGAGCTCGTACATTTCAGTAATAGTCGGTAGCTCGATCTCTCGTGAGCCATCGTCAACTTCGTAGCGAACGGTGAGATTCATGCGACCCGGATCATGACGACGGACCCATTCCGGTACAGTTTCCCGACCGCGACCCCTGCGGTGGCCGCTGCGGCATCGTCGACGGCATTGGTGAGAGTCAGCGTCTGCTGCAGATACCGCGCATCGCCTTCGGTCGGCGTGAGGTAGACCGGATGCGGGTCGGTGGCCGCCACATGCGCCGCAAGAGCGGTCGCTGCGCTCGCAGCGGCCTGCGCTTCTGCAGCCGCCGCAAGATTCGCCGCGCTCGCATTCGATTCAGCGATGGCTGCCGCCTGTGCGGCATCCGCCTTCGCAGTAGCCGCCGCATCGGCAGTCGAACTGATGTAGGCCGTGGTGTCCGGCGCGAGCGTCTCGGTCGTCACGCTCTGCGGGGAGGCCGTCGTTCGCGCCCGACGTCCCGCGCGCTGCCAGTCCGCCGCCGAGAACTTGCTGGGATCGGCGTTCTGCGGAAAGTCGAACTGCACCGCCATCAGTAGTTGCCCGTAGCCGCTTCGGTCGTCGCGAGAATGAGTGTGCGACGTACCGGGTCACTGATCTGATAGCGATATACCCGGTCACGCGCCTGACCGAGCTGGTTCCACACCGTACGCCTTCGGTACTCGCCTATCTTTCCCATGGAGCGAAAGCGCTGCGCGCTCCAGGTACGCCCGCCGTCATCGGACCAGTCGAGCATCACCTGCGGGTCCGCCCCCTGACCGGAGCTGAGTCCGACGCCCTGCTCGAACACGAGTTCCAGCCGCTGGTGAATCATGCGGCGGTTCTCGCTCGTCACAGGAGGAGCCGTGGCCGAACACCAGAGAACGTCGTCCCATTCCTTGAAGGTCTCCGCATCAAGAATTCCGATGCGGTTCGTGTAGTAGTCGAGGACGTACCACGCGTCGTAGCAGCGCAGAATCGCCAGCGGCCGCCAGCGCTCGAAGCCAAGCGACTTGCGCTCGTGCCAGAGCTGGGTCGAGAGATCGTAGACGATCGTTCCGGAATCGAAGGAGAAGGCGACGAACTTGTGCCCGCCCTCGCTCCATGTCATCGAGAAGCAGGTCTTGTCGAGTGAGTCCTCGATGATCTGCTCGATACCGGGAATCGAGATGATCTGCGGGGTGTAGCCGTTGAGCTGATACACCTTGCCGTCGTGACCGACGAAGATCACGACATTGGCCGCCTTCGCGACGGCGTACCGGGAGAGAATCCCGATCTCACCGATGCCGTTCCCGACCTGCTCGAAAGAGAAGTCGGCGTTGCCGGTATTGGTCCAGATCTCGAACGACTCGCGGCCGAAGAGAATGAGTTCACCGAGATTCGCAATCGCCCCGACGAGGTCATCCGGATAGCGTTCGGCGGAAGAAAAGTCGAGCGCATCCCACTCCGCAGGGTTGCGGTTGCTCGACAGATAGAACTTCCCCGACACCGGCGCGCCGATGATGAAGAAGCCATCGAGTTCTTCCACCCATTCCGCGCCCGGAAAGTCCGGGTCGGTGATCTGCTGGACCGAGACGCCATTCCAGTAGTACCCGAGGCGGCTCGTCACGAGCATGAGATGGGTTTCATCCCCTGCCATGTCGACGTAGGCCGTTCCCGGCACATCCCCCAGACCGGTTGCGAGACCGGTTTCGGTGATGCGATAGAGCACCTCGCCCACGACCGCATAGAGCACGCCGTTGACGACGATGGCGCCGCGCGCGTTACCGGAGCCCACCGTCAGATACGGCCGGACGCCATACCCCTGAATGACCGCTGCGAAGGTCTTGGCCTGCGGGGGCGCCTGCTCGAGATAGCAGTTCACCAGACGCTGCGCAGACAAGGGAAGCGACCGGAGTCGATACGACCCGGTCCCGAACGGAATCGCCGGCATCAGAAATACTCGGACTCGACCGGCCGGTTGACGTAGGTCCTTGCCGTGAGCGAGCGCAGGATCCTTTCTGCCGGAGATGGCGGCGTCAGCCCAAACTTGCCCATGGCGATCACACTCGCGGGGTCCGGGTTTGCGAAATGCCCGACAGCCTCCGCCGCCACCATGTCGATGATCACCATCTCGTACTCATCCGGAACGTCCTCACTGAAGGTCCAGTTGATGAGGTCGTTCTGCACGAGAAGCGCGTTCAGTACGCGATAGCGGTCGAGCACGGTCTGCCCGTCCTCGGGGGCCGGAGCCTCTCCCGCGGCCAGCACGCCGAGGCGTATCAGCACGCGGGTCTTCAATTCCTGATGTGTCATGAGAAAGGGCCGGCTGTTACACCGGCCCCGGTCCTCACTTCTGGCAGAGGAACGCGCAGTAGAGCGTTCCTGCCGCGGCAGTACCCGGCGCCGTTGTGGTCGTCACCTTCGCCAGCGTGTTCGCCGTGATCGTGACGGGAGTGATTCCCACGAACGTCTTGGCTCCGCTCTGGCCACCCGTCAGACCCGTGGCCACATCGGTCGATCCGAGCGTGACCTTCTGCACCATCGCCGGCGACACGTTGGTGTCCATGTCGGTCGGTGAGTACAGGAAGCCATACACGGTGCAGTTCGCCGGGAGATACCCGAGCTCCATGACGTCATTCGCTTCGAGCTGACCCGTCGCGTACGCCACGGTGAAGGGTACGAGAAACATCCCAGTCGGCGCCGCAAACGGCGGATCGGCCGAGACAGCAACAGTCGTTTCACCAGCCATGAAAGTCTCCTAGTTAGGTGAACGCGAAGTAGCCGGTCACGAGACCGTTCTGCTTCGGGGTTGTGGTGTCGGATGCGCCGGCGCCGAAATACAGCTTGGCGACCTGATCGAGCATCTTGATGCCCGCACCGTTCACCTCGTCGTAGTCGTCCACCTGCTCGATGACCTTGGAGCGCAACGCCACGGCGTAACCGAGCGCCTGCGCGCCCACGAGGTAGGCCGGAGCCACCGAAGTCGTACCGGATGCGCCCGGCGTGCCCGCCAGAGCTGCAATCTCCGGAACTTCCTTGATGATGAGGCCGTCGGTGATGAGGTCACCGCCCGTGAACAGCGGGTTGTTTTCACCCTGCGCGCGTACCCATGCCTCACGGTTGAGCTGTGCGAACGCCGTCTGCGCCTGACGGAACAGCTTCGTGCCCATGAACACGACGTACCATTCCTCGTCATCGCGCACCTTGATCGGCCGGATGATCGGATTGGCCGCCTTGGCCGCGTCCTTCATCTTCTTCATGTTCGCGTCATTGACGATGTCGTTGGTCGTGTCCAGCTGCGTCAGATCCGCCGAGTGATCCCCGGTGGAAAGCGCCGTACCGCTCAGATATGCGCCGAACACCACGCGGTCGGCGTTGTTCACCAGCCAGGTATCCTTGTCGGCCTCTGATGCCGAGCCGAGTGCCTGATGGGTGTTGCCGTCGGTGGAGATCGAACCGAGCGAGGTGATGATGCGATCACGGAAGTAGGTCTTGAAGTTGTCCTGCAGGACCGAGCTTCGCGCCTCGACGAGATCGATTGCGCTGAACTGCTTGTCGGACTCCCAGATCGTCACCGCGAAGCGCGACAGGCCGATCGTCAGCTTGTTCGAGCGGGTATCGAGCGGCGTCTCATAGCCCTTCAGCGTCTGATAGCCGGTGCGGATACCGCCATTGGCGACGGTGGCGCCGAGCTGGTTGACGAGGTAGATGTAGACGCTTTCGCCCCGCGCCTTCTGCAGGTCCTCGACCAGCTGGATGGGCGAATTCTCCGTCGTACCGATGTAGCGGGAGAACTTGTTGTTGCGGATGAATTCCGAAAAGAACTTGTTCTGGTATCGAACAACCCGAGCATTGGTCGGGACTGCGGTCTGAGCCATGTGAACTCCTCAAAGTTGGTTGGATGGCCGGACCGCAGGCAATAAAAAACCCGCTCGTGGCGGGTTCCTGATCAACCATGTCGGGTCCGGCTATTTGAATCGAACGATGTTCCGAATGTCGTCGGCGTCCTCATCCCCTGCTTTCACAGGCGTGGAGGGAACCCCGTTGAGTGAGCGCGGAACGGCGGCAAGTTCTGCCTGGGATTTCGTCAGAGTTTCGATCTGGGCAGTCAGTGCAGCGATCTGCTTCGACTGCTCGTCGAGTTTCGCCTGAGAGGCGGCGGTCACCTTGTCGCGGTATTTCATGAGATCGCCGCCGACATCGGCCAGTTCTCTCACGTGGATACCCATCGAATAGATGTACTCGCCTGGATCATCAGAGGCACGCAAGCCTTCAATCAGGCGCGGATCACGATCCATGGCCTCGAGGAAGGCGGCTTCCGCCTCCGAAAAGTCCTTGTAGATCGCGCGCGCGGTCTTGACCGAGAGCTTGTAGATCGCCTCACGGATCGGCTGGTTGCCTTCATTGACCCGTGCTGAGATCGCTGCATCTTCGTTCTCGAAGACGGACGGTTTCGCAACAGGTGTCTGCTGTTTGGCCAGCAATTCCGCGTAGCGCTGTTCGGCTTCCTGCCGCTTGCGGCGCTCGGCAATGATCGCCGCCACATCGGCCCGGGGTTTCTCCTGCTTTTCGGCAGGTTTTTCCTCGGCCTTTGCGAAGCGGCCCTTCTCGTCCCGTGCGGCCTTGGCCTCAGCCGATTCCTCGGCGGGCTTCGACTCTGCTGCAGGCGGCGCAGCCTCTTTCTCGCCCTTCGCCTCTGGAGGCGCTTGCACGGGCTCAGCTTTCGGCGTCTCACCCAGAATGCTCTGAATACTCTCCACTTCAACGCTCATACACGCTCCTCAATCGCCCGAAACAGCGGCGGCCTGAAACGCCCGAAACCCGGCGGCGGTTAATTCACTGAAACGGTTGTCTTGGCCGCGGGCTTCGCGCCCGGCTGGCCTGCCTCGCCTTCCGGCTGAGGACTGGTGAACTCGGCGATCTTCACGCTCGCGTCCACCTGGGATTCGACGGCGGCGGCCTTGGCCTGCTCGGCCTGCGCGGCGGTCTTCTCCACATTCGCTTTGGCAAGGGCTTCCTGCAGTTCCATCATCCGGGCCTGCATCTGCGCCATCTGCTGTGCTTCGGGGTCGTTGGCTCCCGACAGCTCATCCATGACCTGCTTCTTCGTCTGCGCACGCAGCTGGGATGCGGCGATCAGTGCCCGCGGCGGGATCTTTACCGCACCCGACTCGGCGAGCCGTACGAGCTTCTCGAATTCCTCGGACTGGACGATCACCGTATCCGGTGCTTCATCGATGATGATGTCGACGTCCATCTCCGCGACGTTGTTCTCGATCGTCTGTCCCATGGCGTTCGGGTCGGAGGCGATCTGCTGCACCATCGCCATCTTCTGCTCGGGCGGCAGCTGCTTCTTGGCCAGTTTCTTGGCCTGCAGCTCGCCCATGGTCGTTGGCTGGTTGAGACCGGCGAAGCGGACGTTGTCCTCGTTGTCAGTCACGCGAATCCACATGGGCGCGGTCCAGTACTGCCGGATGCGGTTCCATGCATGGCGATACATGCGCGTCTTCCAGGAACGCAGCGCATTGGCGAGGGGAGCGGTCATCAGCATGCCGCTCTGCTGGTCCACCTGCTTGGCGCGGCCCGAGATATTGCCCGTCTGTCCCATGAGCGCCGCATTGGGGCCGGTCATCGAGAGCTGCTGATCCGTGTACTGCATCAGCTGGAACTGGCCCTGCGACATGTCGAGATTGGTGATGATCTCGGACTTCATGCCCTGCGTGTATTCGATAAACCCATCGGGCTTGTGCAGTTCGTTGCGGGCCTTGTTGATGTCCGCGTAGGCGCCTTTCTCCGCATGAATCTGCTTCGTGTTGAGCAAATGCATCATCTTGGAACGGCGCTTGTTGTGCTCGTCCTGCAGATCGATCCAGCGCGGCACGGCGCCGAAGGGATTGCCGTCACGGTCCTTGTAGACCGCCTGCAGCTCGATGCAGCAATCCGGCTGGCCATCCTCGTCCTTGTAGTTGGAGGGCTCGGGACCTTCCAGATAGCCGCCGATACACCACACCGCGCGCATCCAGTACTCGCCCTTGCGATAGTAGGTGGTGAACACCTGCACGCGCTTGCGCTTGTCGCTGATCATCGCGAAGCGCGGCTTGTCCTCGTGCGTCTGGTCCGTGCTGAGGGATTCGCCGGTGAAGCACTGCTCAAGAATATCGGCCTTGCCCTTCCACTGCGGCATGGCCACGGCGTCATCCAGATCCATCCACGTGAAGAAGCCCTTGTAGCGGGCGTCCGAGTAGTCGAGTTCGAGCGAGTGCGGATCGTAATAGACGCGTTCCCAGCGGATGCGGTTCATCAGCACGCGCGGATGCTTCTTCTCGCGCGGCTCGATGATGACTTCGCCGGCACAGAGTCCCTCGACGATCAGGTTGTCGAAGGCGGCCGTCGTGACTTCCGTGAAAGCGTTGTCGTCCTTGACGTAGCGCAGCGCATCGGTTGCCGCATCCGCATCGTCTTCGTGCTGCGGCGTGCGCGGATAGGCTTTCGGGTCGGTGCGCGTCTGCTGTTCGATGCCAAGCAGCGTGTCGCACTTATCCTGAATCTTGTTGTCGATGACCGGGGGCTGCTTGCGCTTCTTCAGCGCCTTGCGTTCCTCCTCGGACAGCTGCTCGTTGTTCTTGTAGTCCCGGCACTTCTCCGCGAGCGTACGGATGGCGAGGGTCGAGGTACTGAAGTCGCGGAACTCGGTGATGCGGTCATCGAGACCGTCTACGCTACTTTCCACGAGTCCTCGTCCCGGTCCTCGAACCCGCCATAGTCGGGCAGTTTCTGGTCATTGGTCTTGCGTTGCGTCGTGACCCACGGCCGGGACATGCAGGCGTAGCGGGTCTCATCCGGTGCATGGTCCTCACTCTCGGTGTCCACGTCCTCGGCCTTTGATGCGTCATGTTGCAGCGCCGGGATCGTGCGAATCGTGTGTATGCAGGTGGAGAAGAAATAGATCATGGGGCGGCCTTCTTCCCCTTTGAGCCGCGCGCGCAACTGATCCCAGCCGCCGAGCGCGCCGGCCTGTGCCACACGCTTGTTATCTGCGCGGCGGAAGATCACGCCGAGCCGCGAGGCAATGCTCGGTCCGCCATCCTCGGCAAACGCGGACGGGTCGAGTACGCCCACCTGAAACTGCTCGTCCTGGGCGTCCCGCTCGCGGATACCCTTGCCAACCTCTTCCGCCGTGAGCTTCAGGCCCACGTTCGGCTGATCCGGCTTCATCCCGTACCACTCGCGGTACTTGATCAGCGCGCCGCGCGGGAACTGTGCGAGTTCACCATCAGAGACCGCATACCAGCCGACCGAGAACGGCTTGGCCGATCCCCAGTCCATCGCACGAAAGCGGGTCCAATGCTTCGGGAGCGCCATCGGCGTCACGACATGCCGGCGGGTCGAGAACTCGGGGAAAAACGCGCCCTCGATCGCATCCCAGTCGCCCTTCAGCCACGCATTGACCAGCTCGGCCGAGCCGACGAGATACAGCCGGTTGATGTAGTCCGGGTCCGAGGCCAGAAGGATGCGGTTGTTCTCCACCCGGCTCGGGATGAATACGTAGCGATGCGGCTTGCCGTTCGGCAGCGTTCGCGTCAGCACCCGCATTCCCAAGGGTGCAGGATCGATATAGCGCTGCTTGATCCAGCTCTGTCCTGCGCCACCCGGATTTCCGGTCAGAAGCAGTTGCGTCGGCACCTTGTGGGCGCTACGCAGGACACCGTTCAGCCGATCGATGGGCCGTGAGTCCGGATACTGGCCGGCTTCCTCGACACAGGCGTCCGTAACGTTCTGGCCCTGATACTTCTCGGCATCCTCGACGCGCTCGAGCGGACGAAACCGGAGACGCCCTCCCCACGGGAAGCGCCACGTCTTTTTCTGGTCCGACCACTTTGCGCCGAGCGGGCCGTAGATTTCCGATGAGCGTTCGATGGCGTCATCGAGCATCGGCAACTCACGGCGAAAGAACACCGCATTGAAGTGCCGGCCGTAGCGCCGGGCTTTCAGCCCATACTTGCCGAGAACGCCGTCGGTCTTGCCGCCGCCGCGCGCGCCGCCGTAGAAAATCTCGGGCAACGGACAATCAATTAGACTTTTCTGGGGCCCCTGCTGTGGCCGCCACACCATCTGCGTACTGGTGTTCCCACTGTTCGGCGGTGAGGGGCTCGTCGGAGATGTCTCTGTGTCGAAGCTCACCCGTGAATTCCGTTGCGCTCAAATCTGGCAGGGTCTTTTTCAGGAGACCGAGTGCCGCCGCGACCTGCGTCGGGCTCAGCTCGATCTTTCCCATGACGTGATCGACGAGACGACGCGCGATCATTCCCGTTCGAATTCGTTCACGGACTTTCTCGGGAGTCCACGGCCGTCCGGGATGGGGTCGTCGCGCTGGCATTCGTAACTCCGTACTCGACTAGAAGATGAATCCGGTCCGTTCTACCGTCATTGGTCGCCCAGTGCACCGGCTCTCTCTGCACCACATAGCGATGGCCGGCCCTCAGATGACACTGCCTGTCCTTGCCGCCTTCGAGCCACCCGTTCCAGCAGTTGACGTTCGAGGACAGCACGAGATGGTGCGTGATGCCCCGGATCGCCTCGTCGTTGTGACGATGGATCACGCCACCCGGCGGAATGCGGATGAAGAAGGCCCGACTGCAGGGCTCCCAGAAGTCCGTGACTTCCGCCGTCTGGTAGCAGCGATTCTCGGAGCGGATGTCACGCCACTCGGCTTTTTCAGCGAGCGCACGCAACCGGCGCATGTCGGTCTTCGAGAGCTTGCCGATGAGGGAAGCAAAGCTCACGTGAAGCCTTCGAGGTTCTCAACCACGTACTCCTCATCGGTTGAGAGCTGGTTGTCGGTGTCGTAATCGGTCTGCACGGTCAGCAACCGCTGCTCGAAGCGATTGCTGTCGTTCAGGATGCGATTGGCATCCGAGGGGATCGTGATCTCGACACTCGTCTGCGGGGCGATCACGGTCCAGCCGATGATCTCCTGCTTCGTGCCCGTCGTGATGTCATCGAGACGATAACGCGCGGTGAGCGGCAGAAAGAGCGCGCGATCCTCATCCTCGAACGTCACGCGGAACTTTTTGCGGGACAGTTCCCGCACCGGACGCATTTACGCGGCCGCGAAGGTCAGTGTGGCAGTGAGCTGCCAGCTCTGCGTGTTCGTCTTGGTCCCGAGCGATTCGACCTTTCGCTGCCACATCACCCCGGCCGTGGACGCGTTGAACGTGCCCCACTCCTGCCAGGCGAAGTTCGCCTCGGAGGTTCCGTAGAGCGCGCGGTAGGTGATCGCGCCATTCGTACGCTGGGGGTAAGTGGCTTCCTGACCCTTGCGCAGCTTGTTGCTTGCTGCCTGAAGGTCAGTCTGCGCGGCCGAGAATGCCGTCGATGAATCACCGACTCCGAGGTAGGCATTCGAGGCGTTGATGAAGGTCGCCGAGTCGTTCATCGCGCATTTGGCGATCTCGATGGCTCCGGCATTGGTCAGGCCCATTTACTTTCTCCAGCGTTGGGTGGGGAAGAGGTCCCCGAACACGACAATCTCGACACAGGCGGGGTCGGCGAGGTCCGCCTGCAATGACTTCAATCGATCGACCTTGTCATCGCCGGTGGGCGCTGCGCGCGGGCCGCGCTCGCCGTCGTACTTCGAGACATAGGCGAACTCGACGACCGATGCGAGTCTCATTGGATCGCTGCTCATACGCCCCTGATCAGAATGCGGGCTTCGCGCCCGAGAATGTTGATACGCCGTGGCTTCGTCGGCACACGGACACTGAATGAACTGGCATCGGTCACGCGGACATTGAGATCGTCCGCGACCGTCAGCGACAGCACGCCGGTGAAGATGTTGATCAGCGATGCGTCATCGACGCTCACCGTCAACGTGTCGCTCGCGGTGATGGACTGCGCCGGTGTCGCGACGCTCGATGTCTCACCGGAGAGAGTCACCGAGAGCGAATCGACGACGTCGGCCGTCACCGAGAGTGCTGACACATCGGTGATCGAGACCGAGAGCGTGTCGCTTGCGGCCTTGTCGGTGACGCCGCTCTGGCTCAGGGCCAGAGTTTCGGAGACTGAGACGGGCAGACCGTCCCCGACTGCCAGATGATTGAGAAGCTGCGAGGCTTCCGTGATGGAGACGCGGACCGTCTCGCCGCTGACGATGAAGTTCTCATCGACCGGCTGTTCGAGCCACTGGACACTGAGCGTGTCCGATACCGCGATGTCCGCAATCGTCGCCGGGGTCTTGGCCCCGATGTCGTGATAGGGGCCGGGATTGAGATAGACCCGGAGTTCGGTGACGTTGATACGTCCCTCCAGCATCGTAAGGGACGAATTGTCCGAAACAGAGACCGAGCAGGTATCGCTCGCGGTCAGTTCATTGAGTTGACCCGAGATCGAGCTTTCGGAGACCGCTACCGAACAGGTATCGGTGACCGTCTGCGCTTCGCTGAGGCCCGCCGTCGATGCAGGCCCGGGCAGTCCCCAGACCGCAAGGGAGGTGAATAAGGCGCGAGTGAACGCCATTTACACGATGATGAAAGTCACCCCGTTCGCGGGCGCTTCCGTCAATGCCTGATACGTGAAGCGACCCCGGCCGCCATTGAGTGCGTACGCTGTGATGCGCGTCGCCTGGTACTGCACGGCACCCGAAGTGAATACGATCACCTTGCCGACGTAGTGATCGGCGGTGGCTTCCGTGATCGTCGACGTTTCGAGGATAGTGCTGGTGGCCGTGAAGCCCGTGTTGTCGATGGTCGCGGTCTGCATGGTGAGTGCAGCCGTGCCCTGATTGGTTGCCGCCGTGGAGCTCGTCTTGATCTGGTCGACGTCGACCTTGAGATCGACCGAGCCGCCAATCAGCGAGTCGTACACGTTGGCCGGGACGACCATGTAGTCCTGTCGCACAGGTAAGGCCCCGGACTTGTTGACCGCAACCGTGAGCATGCCGAGCGTGCCGGTGTCGGTCGTGTTGAGCGGGCAGGTGTACTTGCCGTTCTCATCGTGCGTGCAGCTCGTCGCGTCGTTTTTCTGTGCACCCGCGCCGTTGTTCTTGTTGAGCCGGATATCGGCCTGCGCGAGGGTCAGCGCCGTTTCGGCGGTCTTGCCGTCCGTCTCATCCAGGAACTGACCCAGTACGACAGTGACAGCCGTGGACTGCTTCAGGAAACCACACAGGGCCATTAGCGCATTCCTCTAAGGTGATAGCCGGATGAGATCGCCGCGATCGATGACCCGCCTGCGGCTCCCGGGGGCGGATTGGAGGCGCCATTGGTAACTGAGCCTGACGTTGTAAACCCGAGGCCGTTCGGCCCCTGATCGACCGAGCTCGTGTCGTTCAGGGCATGCGAGAACAGAAGGCCCGTCGTGATGACGCGCGTGGTCGCGGCGGCCTCTGCGCGCAGCTCCGCATTGGTGAACGCACGACTCCATGCGCGTATATGCGCCACTTCACCGTTGAAGCTCGTGACCGCTGAAGGGTCTGCGAGCTGCCCGATACGGATGTAACGCTGAAGCTGCGAGAGTGCCGTGAAATTCTGCTTCTCGATCAGTGTCGTCGAGTCGCCGATGAACCAGGTCGTCAGTGGATTCGCGCCCGAAGGGCGGGACACCGCGATGTAGGTCCAGGTGTTGATGGGCAACGTCGGCGCGCCGAAGCCAAAGCCGCTGCCGTTCGCGGCGGCATCGAAGGCGCCGGTCGCCCCTGTTGTGCCATTGTTGTAGCACTCGATCGATTCGTCCCGGTCGTTGTTGAGCCGCGAGAGGGAAATGAACGGCTCGAAGCCGGTGAAATTCACCATCTGCTTGAACCAGCCGGCGATCGTGGCGTTGTTGGACGCCGGCGTGAGATCGAAAGAGGTCGTCAGGTCAAAGAGAATATTGGCGCTGGCGCCATTGATCCGGACGCTCATACACCCGCCGCCGGGATCTTGTAGGCCCAGACACCCTGGTCATTGATCGACACGAGTGCGCGCCGGCCGCTGCCCATGTCGACGATCTGACACTTCGAATAGCTCTGCGCACCGGCCGCTGGGGGCGTCTGCCCGCCGCCTGCCGCCGCAACCGTGGAATACGTCCATGTTGAATTCACGGGGTTCGTCGGATCGTTCATCTTCAGCTTCCCAACCGTCGTGCCGCCGTTGATCTGGTTGTAGAAGAGGAACGCGTAGGACTTCGCATCCCACATGCCGTACCAGCCCGCACCACTTGCGGGGTTGCTGCCACTTGGAACCTTGCGCACGAAGCGCGTCGTCGCCTTCTTCGAGAGGTCCCAGATGTAGATATCGCCCGAACTGACATCATTGCCGACCGCAAGCGGCGGCCACGTGTTGTAGGTGCAGGCCACCCAGTTGATGACGGGGTTTCCTGCTGCGGGCTGCACGTTGTAGCGGGTGATGGTCCCCGTCTTGCCAATGCCCCACGCCGATTCACCGGCAATCGGTGCGGACTGCGGTACCTTCTGGAAGCCCATCGCTTCCTGATTGAGCGGGTCCCAGCATCCGGGACAGGCCTCGTAGTCCGAAGGCATCGAGCCTGCGCTGCTGAGCGTGAGGCCCATGTATTGCCAGTAGCCGGCACCAATGCCCGCATTCGACGCGACCGTGGCGTACGGTATGGGGAACGCCGAGTACGTGTCACCGCAGCGGCCGCGATCGAAGAACCATCCGCCGGGTGACTGGCCCGAGTTGCCGGAGGAAAAGTCCGTCGTATACGGATACGCGAGCTTGTCGAGGCCCTCGCAGAACACCGGCGTATTCCACGTGTGCATGCCTGGGGGCATGCCATCTGCGTACGACACCTTGGCGTAGATGTTGTTCTGCAACGCCGAGGTGTTGATCTGGTTGTCGGGCGAGCGGTCCGTGAGTCGCGTCCACTTCGGCGTGTTGGCGCGAAGAAGACACTCATAGACTTCGTTGCCGGCGTAGTCGTGGTGGCCACCGTTGGCGGCGAGAAGCATTGCCCCACGCTTCTGATCGACCACGGCACCATTGAAGGCACCGACCACAATTCCCACACCCGAATCGGAGAGGACACTCGGATTAGTCGGTGCGGTCGCGAGGAACTGCGCATGCGTAAGCAGACGCGTCCACGTCTTGTCCGTCATCGCCGAGTACCACGTCGGGATCGCGTTATCGATCGGGACCGTGGGCATCTGCGTCGAGCAGATCATCTGATCGAACTTGTGCGACCAGCCCTGCGGACTCATCACCGGCTGGCTCGTCGCCCCGCCATTGAAGGGCGTGAAATTGAGCACTGACCAGCCGTAGGGCTGACCATTCGCCACGCCGAGATAGTCGCCCGCGAAGTCGAAGATGAACGAGGGATAGGACGTGATCGGCGTCCAGCTCGCATCGCCCGGATAGGCGTAGTACACCTCGATGCCCGTCGTCTTTGCGGGCGTGTTCGAGGGATCGTTCAGCCAGTTGCCACTCAGCGTCGCGGCTTTCCGGCCCGGCGTGATGACATGAAGGATGTGCACCCACTGATCCGCGGGGAACGTCCAGCAATTCTGGTTGTTGGTCGAACTCTGCCCACCGAGAGGCAAGGGGCCATTCACGAAGCAGGTCGCATCGTGAGTACCACCCGGCTGAATCAGCGCATTGCCGCCGTTGTCCTGCGGGTTGCGGAGGAACGCGTTCGGGTTAGACCCGACGTTCGTGTACTGGTTGTACCAGCCGCCTCCGTAGGAGGTCGTGATCTGCGAGACTATTTCCTGGGAGCAGTTCGCATACCACCCAGTGAGCATCATGTACTTGCCGGTACCGTTGCCGGATGGGTTCGTGTTCTCGATATCCGCCATGCGCGAGGCGGAGAACTTCACCGCATACGCAATGTAGATTTTCGAGCTGCGAACCGTCTGCGCCTGCGGCGGACTCGTCCCGGGACTGCCGGCGAGATAGTCCGAGTGCACCACATGCCCACCGCCCTGATAGTTGGTGAACATCTCAGGGTGGAAGTGCGCGTAGTTCTCCAGAGGAAGAACAGGCCAGCCAGGCTTGTTGATGTCCCCGGTGACCGGGAAGATCGAACGCAACCATGCGTACTGCGGAAGCGCGCCCTGCGGGAAGCGCATCTCGAGGCACCCATCCTTAAAGATGCCGTCGCCCGGGTTCTGGAAGATGAACTGACGCGCCGTCGGTCGGTCGGTTGCACCCAGAAACTTCTCGACTGTTGCCGGATCATCGAAGCGATGCGCCCAGATGACGCCGTTGGCGGTCGAGCGGTTGATCCAGTCCTGCTGCAGGTTCGTCGCGGGCGGTGTTCCGGCCTGCGTCGTTGCGCTCTGCTGGCTCGAATACCCCGACAGGTTGTTGTTCGCATCCTTCGCGCGCACCCGATAGGTGTGCGTGGAGTTCGCGGCATTCCCCGTATCCGAGTACGAGAGCTGGATTCCGAGCGCAATGGTCGTCGTGCCGTCCTTCAGGATGTCGTAGCCGGCAAGGCCCGATCCGCCCGTATCCGTCGAGGCGCTCCACGAGAGATCGATGCGACCGGTATCAATCACGGTCGGCACATTCAGCACGGGAACAGTCGGGGGGATCGTGTCGATGTCGAACACGATCCGGTCGAGGCGACTCACGATGAGGCCCCAGGGCGCCGCAGGGGTGGCCACATCTAGCGCTTACAGATCGCGAGGCGCGGGAAGAACCGGCACAGGATCTTCACGCAAAGCTCACACCGAAAGGGGCGTCCGGCACCCTCCGGTCGATGTCGAAGCTGCCTGCCGGGGACAGCTGCGATTTGGCGCCACTCTTGGCGACGATCCGTGACTGCGCGGTGTGCGTGCCGTTGGTCAGCGTGTCGAAGCCTGCAATCCCTGCAAGGGGCAGCTGGTACTGACCGTTCGCGGCGAAGGCGACCGGCACGGAGACCGAGGGCTTGCCGTCGAAGGAGAGTTCGGACCCTGCGTACTGGGACGCATCGAAGACCGAGGCGTCGGTGTTCTTGCCCGAGTGCTGCCAGCCAATGGTGATCGGATTGAGGATGTTTGCCATATCTATCCCAGGAGGAATTTCCGGAGTCCCCCCGGCCGGCGGTTCTTCGGAACCACCGGCGGGGGGTTGAAAGGGGGAGGTCCGTCGACCACGGTCAACGTGAACGCCTGCCCGACACTGACGGTAGTGCCGGAAGGCGGGTCCTGAGCGGTGACAGTCCCGACAGGCAAGGTGCTTTTCACCGGGATCGTCCCGGCAACGATGAAACCGAAACTCGCGAGCAGCGCCGCCGCATCGATGAGCGACAGGAGCTTCACATCCGGGGCGAGCGGATTGACGACCGAGAAGTTGTGCGTGAACGCGGTCGCATCCGTGCCATCGGACACCGAAATCTCGAGCGTCTGCTGCTCGGTCGGTGCCGTGCCGGTCAATGCGGCCGTTCCCACCGCATGATTGGCCGAGACGGTCAGCCACGCCGGTCCCGAAACCTTCGTGACGGTGACCGGATCGCCTTCGGGATCGGGATAGAGCGCGCCGAGATCGATGTCGACGACCGTTCCGACGCTGAACGTCATCGGGAACGCTTCGGTTGCACCCGGCAGTGCATTGTTGGCCGTGAACGAGGCATCCGCCCCGGTCGTATCGGCCGAGAGATCGTAGACGGAGGCGAGAATCGTCTGCTTCACGCGCGATGAATTCGCGACGTAGAAGAATTCGCCATTGGTGCGCAGAAAGAGCTGGAATCCCGCAGGCGTTGCGGTCGGGGCGATCCACACATCCCCGGTCTCGACCGCAGGCGATGCCCCATCCCCGAGCGCATAGCCGCGGGGAGCGGGCGTCATCGACACGATCACGTACTGCTTGCCCGTGGGCGGCGTGAGCAGAACGGACGCTATCGTTGCGAGCGCCGAATCCGTCCCGCCGTTGTTCAGCACGAAGTACAGATCGTAGATCGGCTTCGTGAGGCCCGATAAAACGAGCGTATCGGCCGCAGAAACGGACTTGTTCGCTGCCGAGGGCGCAGCAGCCCCTGACGAATCCTGCCCCGCCTTGACCTGCGCGATGCTCGGAGCGGCAAGACCGCGCTTCTGCGCGACCCCGTACACCGTCGAGGCGCCTGAGGGGGTGAGCGAGACCGTAACGGAGCTTGCCGTCAGGCTCTGTACCGCAGGTGAGACATCGAAGCCCAGTGTTGGCGTGGGCAGGGCGAAAAAGAAATACCGGCGCGAGCGTTCGACCTGATTGGTGAGGCCGGTCGCGCTCGTGGTGGTCGCATGGGCGACGAGCAGCGTCTGGCCATACCAGTCGGTCAGGATCTCGACGTCGTCCCAGAGCGAGATGAGCGAGCCCGCGGGCCCAAGGTCGTTCGGACTCGCGCCCGCATGAAGCCCGATCGCATCGTCTTCGGTAAGCGCGGCATTCCAGAGCGCGACAAGGCCGAGCTCGCCCTTGAAGCCATTGGTGTTGTCCGGGCCTTTCCCGATCAGGGTGTAGTTCACGCCCGAGGGGACACGGGTCGATCCGTTCGTCCCGCCGTTGCCGCCATTCAGATATACGCTGATCGAGGCGGTATCGAAGACACCGAGCGCCGAGAAGCGCACGCCGGCGGACAGCACCGCACCGGTAAACGCGGTCTGCGGACCTACGCCATCACGGGCATCGGCCCGCACCGATCCGCCTGGGGTGAGCGAGATCGAGAAACGGTTCTGGTTCGAGCCCGAGATACCGAGCGAGACCAGTGTCTGCGTCCCAGAAAGCGCGGTCGTCTTGCCGATCACCGCCATGGAGAGCGGTGCGGCGGTCAATATCGCCCCCGACCGATCGAGGTAATCGGTCAGCGCGGCGAAGACGCGGGACATCAGACGTCCGAGTACTCGAGATCGATGGCTTCGACGTAACAGTCGGCCGCCAGCGTGTCCGCCCCGTCATCCGCATCGCGATAGAACTTCAGGAAGCAGTGATCATCCGCCGCGATGCTGTCGAGACTCGTGATCGTGATCGCCGTCGTCATCACGCGCTGGGCGGTCGTGCCGAGATGGGTATCCGTCACCGTCGCCGCAGTCCCGAAGACCTTGCTCTCAATGTTGGTCGAGTCGGTGTCGGGTGTGATCGCCGCCACTGCCGCACCGAACTGCACGACACCGCTCGTGATCCCTGACGGCGCACTCCAGCGCACGCGGACCGTGAGATTGCCCGAGGCGTAGCGCGCGGCGCGGAACACGAAGAAGCAGGTCTCTTCGGTCGCCGCATCAAATGCCAGCACACGACGCGAGGTCGTCGAGCCTGCGATGTACTTCGGCTGCGGGGCATTGCTGGTCGGACGTTCGACCGGGCCGGGGAACAGGGGAACGACGACGGTTGCCATCAGCAGGTAATCCTGTACGGGTCCAGTGGGCCGGGCGGAGGATTCCAGAGAGGCGGTCTAGGGATCACCGGACCTTGCAGTGGCACTGCCACCGGATATGGCATCGGTAAATAGACCGGCCGCGCTTCCAGAGAGCGAATGCGCTGCTCCAGTTCCTCGATGCGCTTCAACAGGTCTTCGGTTGTCTTCACGCTGAGGGCCTCACGGCGTTGTAGAGATTGCTACCCACGGCCTGCTTGAACTCCGAATGCTCGAAGTCGACGATGTTGTCGCCCGGGCCAAAGACCGCACCCTCAGACCCGTAGAGGCCGATGTGCGGGTTGTAGTCCATGGTGTTATAGCGCCCGGTCGGTTGACCGCTGGCATCGAGGATCGGATAGAGATACCCAATCGGCTTCTTGATGTTCGCGACCAGCACGTCATTGCGCCAGATCTGCAGCAGACCATTGCCGTTCACGGTCGGGTCCCAGATCACGTGGAACACGTAGACTTCGCGCACGCCCTTGTTCAGCGTGTGGAAGGGCGTGCCGAGACTCGTCCCGCCCGGCGTGTAGCGATCGAGGTCGTGGAAGTCCTGGTTGAGATCGGGTCGGTACTGCGTCCAGAGGCCGATGTAACCGCCCTCGGTAAAGATCGCGAGCGGCACGATCGTTTGTGCCTTGGCGCCATTCGGTGCGGGGTTTGGATAGTTCGTGTGGTGCACCTGAAAGAACACCATCTGCCCGCCCGTGTGATCGGTCTCGGGCCTGCACTGCCAGGCAAAGCCATACCAGACTTCGGTGAAGTTCGGGACCTGCGCCTGAATGCTGATCTCGACACGCTTGTCGCTCTGGGCCCCCCGAATCAGCTTCTGATGCAGGGCCTTGCAGCGTACGGTCGTACCCGCCGCAGGCATCGTGGGCGGAAGCGGCGTCCCTGCGGCCGGGATCACGATATTGCGCGAGAGCACCGTGCTCTCGATCACTTCACGCAGGAAGTTGCCCGTGACCGAATCGGTGTTCAGCGCCGTGCCCGGTGGAACCGCGACCCCATCGGCGAAGGTGTAGAAGCTCTTGTAGACCGTCGAGCCCGTCTGGCCACTCGATATCGAGACAGTCTGCGTCTGCGAGACCGCCGAGACATTGCCGGCGAGGTCTTCGGATTTGACGGTATACGCAATAGATCCCAGACCCGGCGCAGGATCACTGACCGTCAGTCGCCCGGCGGTGGAGATCGAGAGCTCACTGCAACTCGTCGTGAATACGGTCGTCGAGCGGGACGAACCGCACGGCCCGACATACACCACGAGCGGCATCGGACAACTGTAGGTGTCCTGCAGTGCCCAGTCAGAGCCCGACCAGCGATAGACCAGAAACGTGCTGAGATCGGTGCGCTCGATCAACTGGTCGCCGGGACCGAGCGTCGAGACGCTGGGGCTGGAGACGACGGATGCACCTACTGCCAGCCGTGCCCGCGCACGTGTGTCTGTCGGCCCCTGCCAGGCCTGCACGAACGGGCTGTTGGCATCTGTCGTGGCCCGCACCATGAGCCCTGAGTGCGCATTGGCGTTCGTCGTACCGGGGGTGGAGATCACCCTCAGCACTGCACGCCATGCGGTTCCGGTCACGCGGACGCCGAGCATGCAGCCCTCGTCCGTCGTGCCGTTGAAGCCTGCCGCGCCATTCACCGTCAGGTCGTAGCGATTGCCTGCCTGCGTGAAGTTCGCGCTCGTCGTGCTGCCAAAGGCCATGAGCAGCGGCGCTTCGAGCACATTTGGCGTGACCGTGACGTCCGTGAATTTCGTGCCGTTGCGGTAGAAGTTGATCCGTCGACAGCCGCCCTGTGCGAGCGTTGCGTTGTAGAGCTCGCTCACCGCTTCGCAGGACAGGCTGACGGGTGCTGCTACTCCCAGCGCTTTCAGCCCGAGCGGGATCGTCGGTGACAGCGTGTCGGTCCCAATGACCGGGACATACGACCACGGCAGCTGAATGGTTGCGGTCTGGCCCGCATACGTCGCATCGAGGGCCAGAACACCGGTGCCCTGAACCGTGCTGGATCGTGCGAGCACATCGCTTGCGAACGTCCAGCCGGCGGTGATCGCGTCATCCCCGGAGATCGAACGCAGCTGGATCAGCGCAGCGCCGGGTGTCGGCTCCTGCAGGAAGCTGCGTACGTTCTGGCTGAAGGCCGCAGTCAGTCCGAGCAGCGTCGGGAAGGCGCTCGCATCCCACGTGAGCGGGATCGCGCTCGATCCGTCATCGCCATTGGGGAAGCCAGTATCGATGTTCCCCGAGGGCGTGGGAGCGATGGTGTGGGACCAGCCGGTAAGCGCCATGGGCTCCAAAGAAAAAGGCCGCTGTGGGGGCGGCCTTTAACGCTTGCTTGATGGGTCGGAACCAACGCGGAGGAGCGATTGGTTATGGGGAGTTAAGCAGAAGAATTCGTTACGTACAAATGCGCGCTGAGTGGCGGCGGGCAGGATTCGAACCTGCAACTCCGGCTAGTGCCTCGAGGATCACCGGCATTCTATCCATTTGAATTACCGCCACCGTTGTTCAGCCCTCCATCACTGACAGATGCGCCCCGACTCGCCACCTCGCCCGTCGCAACACATTCTGCGCCTGTCGCTCGCGCATTCGAAGCTTCTCGGCGAGTTCCGACATCGCCATCCAGCCCTGGTAGTACAGCCGCAAGGCGCGCTGATCGATCTGGCAGCATCTCGCCACACACACATCGACGTGCGCTGCAGGCTCTGAGAGCACCACAGGCGGCCTCCCCTCCTGACCTGCGCCCATCGGGCCCTGTTCGATCAATCGGCCAAGCAGCGTCTTCTCCGGCCATCCTGCGATGCGTTCGCGGGTTTCGGCACCCCACTGTTCGAGACGGATGTGGATGATCTTCGTCTCGGCGTCCATGCGGTTCATGGTGCGGCGATCACGGGATTCGAAGACGGGAAGGCTCACGGCGAGTGCGTTCAAGGTTGACCCCGTTCGTTATATGGAAAGCGGCTGGTTTTCATACGATTGTGCGATGAAGCTCCCTAGCGCGTCACGACCTTGAGCGCCTCCTCTGCGGTACTCACGATCGGAACTTCCCATGCGGTGAGAAAGGCGACCTGACCGGCTTCACGCTTGCGGTATTTCGTGATGCCGGAGACCTCCAGAAGCTGGATGCGCCCACGGAAGCTAATCAGCAGATCGCAGGGACGGTCGAGGCGTTCGACCTTGGCACCGATGGCGAGCAGCGCATTGACGATGCCGGGCTCGGTCTCGTCACGGCGTTTGCCAACCCAGGCGGGTCTACTCACGGTCTTTCTCGCAGAGCACTTTGGCCTCCTGAGGTTGGTCGCGGATACCGATCATGTGCTCAGGGGTCTCGCCCTGTTTTCGTCGCCACGCGGTGAACATAGACTTCCCCATGACCGAGTCCATAGAAACCGAGTAGCGCCCGCACTTCGAGAGTGCGTAGCCCGAGTTGGGTCCGGTGCGAACGGCGGTCTCCCACTCGAGCGGAGGCAGAGGCTTCCGGAGTTCCGCCTTCGGCGTCGCCCTCTTGGGGACTGCGTCTGGGACATGTCTCCTCAAGACTTCCCACATCTTGTCTTCGGATACATGCCGCAGGGGCCCATGCATCGGGCTGTATGGCGCTTGACTCATGCCGCTGAACTCCATCTGCGCCGGCCACGCTCTTTCTCGCATTCGGCGTGACGGCCACGAGGGTTCTCGGTTCCATGCTGATAAATCCTCATTTTCTGCGGATCGTCGTACTGACCGCAGTAATTGCATTTCAGCCAGTCCGCATGACCACAGGCATCAAGCGCTGCAGTTCGACGATGAATTAGGTTGTGATACGCCTGGCTCGGGCAAATCACCAAATTCTCAGGCCGGTTGTCACCCTTGTTCTCATTGACGTGATGGATAACTGCCCCAGCTGGTAGAGGCCGGCCAAGAACGCCTTCCGCCACGAGTACGTGCTCCCTGACGATTCGGCCACGCACATGTTTCGTCACATAGCGTGACGATTGAGTCATCTGCGGTACAATAGTTGCGATGTTAACGACCGCCATGAACAGCCTGCTTTCACTTCTGCTGGATCATCCGGAGCGCTTTACCTGGAGCGAGATCCCGTGCTGTCTGCTCGGTGTCTGGGAAGCTGCTCTGTCCACCTCACCTGACCCTGTATCTGCATCCCGAGCGCCGGTTGAACGAACCCCATTCCCGCTCGAGGCGAGAGATGGAGTTCGTCCTGACCCTTGCAGAGCTCGCAGAGCCCTCGGCCAGTTGCCGTCGTAGTGGCACTCGGCATCCGGGTTCACTTTCGGGAGGCTTCTCCCCCGTCAGCTCGGGCCACCCGTTTCACTCGGCCCTATCGCGTGTGCTGAATTCCCCCAGTGGCGATATGTGAGTGCATGCGCTGGTGTTGCCCGCCCGCATGCCCCCGAAGGGACTAGCTGGGCGGCTCACTCCGATTTGAGAGATCAGCCCGCCCGCCTGCCTGTGCCAGTGCGGGATCAGAGGCGGGGACCGCTGATATGGTCGGGCCAAGACTGAAAACCCAGTTCTGGGCGTTAATTAAAAACGCCGACTTTTGGTGAATTTCCACTGCTAGGCTGATCTCAAGAACAATCAGCGCGCAGTTCTGTCCGGCGCGTACGCGTGGCCGCGGGACTGCGAAAATAGGCAGCGAGCTTTTCGATGTGGCTTACACCGGGGTCCTTGACCTCACGGCGCGCGATCTTCTCGATCGTGCGCTTGGACATGCGGGTCGCCTTCGCAACCTTGGTCCAGTTGCCTTTCGCAGATTCGAGCTCTTCGAGGACGTACGCGTAGATGGATTCGGCCATAGACCCTTATGTTAGACCCACTATAGGGTCTACGCAACCCAGTAGAGGGCGTAAATCGCTTTTACGCTGCCCTGGCATGGGCAGACGTTCAAAAAAGTTCAAGACGCCGAGTCTTGTGGTCGGCATTCTTGGTCAGAACGTGCGTGATCTGAGGGATCAGCGATACGCTCGTTTGCCCCATGACACCGCAAGGAATAAGGCACTCGCAAAGGATGCGGACACGACGCTGAGCCAGATTCAGCGCGTGATTGCCGGTGAAGTAGCTGTCGGAGTGGACCTGGTGGAGTCGCTTGCCACCGCGCTGAGGGTCCAACCCCGTGACCTACTGACGCCGTATCTCGCCGCGTCCATGGAAGGCAAGCCGCCACCTGACGCTCATATGCGGGATTCGGCCTTACTTCAGCGACGCTGAGATACTCCTGCTCCTTGAAACACCCATGATCTGACGCAGAGCAACATCGACACGGTCGTTCCCTGTCGAGCGTTTGGACCCTAAAAAGGGTTGCACACACCCAAAATAGGGTCTATCATCTCTCCCACGCTCACTACCGGGCGGATGGGAGAAGGGTGATGGAGAGACAAGTCACACGAGCGATGCTTCTGGCGGTGGCGCTGGGTGCATCGGCGCTATGGATCATGTGCACGTACGTCCGCACGGACCCGCGCTCCAGCTCCGACTTCTCCAGCCTCGACCTCGATCCCGCATATGCGATCGCGGCCTTCTGCGGCAACTCTCCGCTCAAGGGGGGTGATGCCCAGCTGATCGCCGACTGGGGCAAGGCCCACCACATCGACTGCGGGGTGAACTGAGATGTCAGAGCCCACCCTCGAAGACCGCAAGGAGCGCAAGCCCTGCACCTGTGGTCACCCGCTCATCGACCATTGCGATGACGGTGCTCAGGGCTATTGCATCCACGAAGGCTGCGACTGCGATCGCTACGAGGCGCAGTCATGAGCCAGAGCTACTCCCAGAGCACCTTGTGGTCGCTGCGATGGACCCCTGCGCGCGGGACGCACTGGAAGAACGAGCGAGGCGTGACGCCGGAGACGCAGGATGCGTGGCTCGCTCGATTCCGAGCCGATGAGCCTAGCGTGACGTTCACCATCGCATTGCGAGCGCCGAAGGCGCCGAAATGAGCACCGGAAAAGAAAGGACCGGAGCCACGCGTACCCGCGTGCAGCGCGAAGCCAATCGTATCGACTGCGAGTTGTATAGCGCGATCCGCAGCGCCGAGGACCTATACGACTCGCTGAAGCGATACACCGGTCCCCGCGTAATCGAGTTGCACAAGTCGCTCCAGAGCCTCCGTAGTGCACGTGTCGGAATTCGGATGCTCATGCACGCGGACGACCGCGCGAGGACGGTATGAGCAACTCCCACACCGAAAGTAACTCGCCAGTTCCGGGTTCTGTCCGCAGTTCTCTCATAGAACTCGGTTCAGCGGTCGCCAGAATTCGGAAGCACTACTTCCTCAAAGCCGGCGGCGAACAGACGTACTACACCTACGTCACGCTCCTGATACCGAGCGGGCTAGAACCGGCAACCCCTGCGCAGTCGATAGAGGTCTATCTGTCGCCCGAAGCGCGACAGGCGCTGATCGACGCGCTCTCGGATGAACAGCAGGACGTGAAGCCATGAAGTACGCGTGCGGTGAATGCGGGAAGCCGATCAAGACCGGCTGCTACTGCGCCGAATGCGCTGATCGCGAGTCGCAAGCCGACAAGGAAGCCGAACTAGCGAAGGAGATCGCGCACTCCGAGATGGACGGCGATCAGTACATCGCCACGCTCGACAACGGCCGCGCATGGCCGAAGGCCGACAATGAATAAGCCCACTGAGTTCGCATACCGGGCCGTCCTTCGCGATCTGGCACACAACGAGCCGCGCCACGGTTTTGAGAGCGAAGGCGACTTCGAGCTCACGAACGAACAGGCCGCGATCATCGTCAAGCACTTCCCTGAGATCGTGGACGAGGCTGTGGCGAGCCTGCCCATGCAGTTCGCCCTGGTGCTCGAATCCCCGACTGAAGAGGCCTGCACGCTGTACTGCTCGCTGCTCGCCCTGCAGGTCAAGCACGAGGCGAAGAAATACATCCTGTACGACCTGC